CAGCCGCAAGCTGCTGCGCACGGGGTTACATTGACCGCCGCAGATACGGTAGTATGGTACGCTCCCGTCGCAAGTGTAGAGACTTACCTGCAAGCCAACGCGCGCATCGACCGCCCGGGGCAGCGACACAACATGACAATTGTAAACGTCGTAGGGAGTGGTGTAGAAGAGCGGCTCTACACAATGCTCCAGAGCAACATAGATAGTCACGTCAAGATAGTTGATTTATATCGCCAAGAAATAGACACAATCTAGTTGACACTGTAAATACCCCCGATATACTTATGTTCCCCAACCCGAAAGGAGGAGCTATGGAATCACTGCCCGCTGAAGAAACCCAAACCGCAGACAAGCTTGTGGCTGCCTACATAACCATCCGCAACGCTATCGCTGACAAAGAGGAAGAGATCAAGACACTAAAGGAGTCGCAGGAGAAGATGGCGGAGGCGCTGCTTGCTTTGTGTGCGGAGCAGAACCTAGATAGCCTACGGACTCCCCTTGGAACTGCATCACGCATCATCCGCACTAACTACTGGACAAGTGACTGGCACGAGATGCACGAGTTCATCAAGGCCCACGATGCGTTTCACCTGCTGGAGAAGCGAATACACAACACGCACATGAAAGAGTTTTTAGCTGACAACCCGGGCAGCGTACCTCCCGGGCTGCAGGCAGACAGGAAGTATGTAATATCTGTTCGTAAACCAACCCCTAATAAGTGAGAGCTTAGATATGAGCAATGACGTATCCATATTCAATAGTCGTAACGCGGTCGGTGTGCGCTCTGAGCAGCGCCTGACCAAACTAGGCCAGACCCTCGCGTCTTCGTCCACCTCGCGCCGCATACAGTGCAACATTAACGGAACATTCAAGAAGCTGGTCAACGGTGAGCAGATCGGTAACTCAGTCCGTGGCACCATGAATGTTATTGTGATAGCTGCACAGCCGAAGGTATCCCGTGTGTACTATGCGGGTAAGTACGACCCGAACGCCGAGGCCACAATGCCGAACTGCTGGTCCAATGCAGGCGACATACCAGAGGCCGCAGCAACCGACAAACAGCATGCTAACTGCGCCGACTGCCCCATGAACGTTAAGGGCTCTGGTGAGAACGGCACGCGTGCTTGCCGCTTCCAGCGCCGTATCTCTGTGTTGCTCGAAGGCGACACCACGGGTGATATATACCAGATGAGCATCCCATCCAAATCGTTGTTCGGTAAGGGCTCAGGTAACGTGCATCCGTTCGAGAGCTACGTAAAGTTCCTTGTGGCTAATGGCGAGTCCCCGGATACCGTGGTTACCACAGTAGCGTTTGACGACGAGGTTGAAGGTATGGAGCTCGTGTTCTCGCCAAGCCGTCCTGTAACCGACGAAGAGTACACCCTGATACAGAAAGCCCAAGCACGTCCGGAAGCGGAGATGTACACCCGCATTACAGTGGCGTCAGTGGATGGTGTGCGTAAGGAACCGAAGCATGCGGCACCCGCTGAGCAGGAAGCGCCCAAAGCGAAAGTGCAGCGCTCGGACGATCCTGACGACGGGATAGAGGAACCAAAAAAGCGCCCCAACAAAAAGGAGCAAGCAGAGCAGCCCTCTGATGACGCAACCAAAGCCGACCTTGCTGCTGCGCTTGCTGACTGGAGTAAAAAATAATGTCTGCCGGGTACACATTGGCGATGCTGCAAAAAACCAAGGCCGCCAGCCCCAAGTTAATAGGAGTCAGGCTCGGGCGGTATTGCATTGACAACGACATAGCAGTAAGCGAAGTGGCGAAGAAGTTCGGAGTCTCCCGCGCGGCTGTGTATTGTTGGTTCGTCGGTGCATACAGCCCACACAAGAAACTACACGAAAGGATCGCCCACTTTATTAGCGAGTAGTCATGGGTAACTTCGACTTGTTGAGTGCGGTGCAGCCACACGAGGGGTGGTATTGCGTCGTAGGCATAGGGACTGATGGTTTCTCTAGGCAGAAGTTTGTAGAGACGCGGGAAGAACTGGATCAGGCTGCAGAACGTTTTGTATCCCAAGGCAAGAACGTTTTCTTTGGTGTTGCGAAGTACGCAACAGACGAGAACCGCACCAAGGACAATGTTCTTGCGCTCAAGTCCTTCTGGCTGGACATCGACTGTGGCCCTGATAAAGCGCTGTTGAACCCCAAGACTGGCAGGCCCGCTGGCTACGCATCACAGGTAGCAGGGCTTACCGCGTTGCGGGCGTTTGTACAGGATGCTGGGCTCCCCGTGCCTGTAGTGGTCAACTCGGGTCGAGGTATACATGCGTATTGGCCGCTTACGGAGGAAGTATCCCGCAGTGTGTGGGAGCCAGTAGCAGCCAAGCTGCGTGGGGTATGCAATACACACGGCCTGTATGTTGATGGCTCCGTGTTCGAGGTGGCTCGTATTATGCGACTACCCGGCACGCTGAACTTCAAGGAAGACCCACCACTTGCGGTTGCTGTATTGAAGGAGGCCGATCCTGTATCACTGGAACAGCTGAAAGAAATACTTGGGGTGGAGGAAGTACAGCAGGTGAGCCGCCCCAAGCGCGAGCTGACCGCATTGGGCAAGGCCATGCAGGCCAACATAGAGTCCAGCTTCGCATCCATCATGCGCAAGTGTGGCAAAGGAGAAGGCTGCAGCCAACTGTTAAGCTGCTACATGGAGAGAGCCACGCTGGCCGAGCCTCGGTGGTTTGATGCGCTATCCATAGCGAAGTTCTGTTCTGACAAAGACATAGCGATACACAAGCTGTCCGAAGGGCACCCAGACTACGACCCCGGCGCAGTCGAACGTAAGATTGTAGGGATCAAGGGCCCGCACTCCTGCGCGGAGTTTGAGAAAAACAACCCCGGTGGTTGCGCCGGCTGCCCTCACTACGGTAAGCTCACGAGCCCCATCTCACTAGGCAAGACCATCGCACGTAGCGCCCCGGAGCCCACGGAGGTGGTGGAGGAGCCTGCAGAGGAGAGCGAGGACGAGCCGGTTGTGCACACAGTGCCAGCTTATCCCGATCCGTTTTTCAGAGGTAAGCATGGTGGGGTGTACTTTTTGAACCCTGCCGAGGAGGAGTCAGAGCCCGAGTTGGTGTATGAGCATGACCTGTACGTAGTTAAGCGGATGAGAGACCCAATACAAGGAGACGTGGCATACCTTAAAGTGCATATGCCTATGGATGGCATCAAAGAATTCGTAACAACAAACGTGCAGCTGGCGGATAGAACTGAACTCCGCAGGCACTTGGCCGCAGAAGGCATAGTGTGCCCCGAGAAACGATTTCCATTATTGGCCACGTACCTGATGACCGCAGTACGCGACCTCCAACAAAGAAAAAAGGCGGAACTTATGAGACTACAGTTTGGGTGGGCAGAGAAAGACAGCAAGTTTATTCTTGGGGACCGCGAGATAACCCGCGAAGGTACCTTCCATAGCCCCGTATCGCTATCCACGTCAGCCCTTGCGCAGCACATGCACACAGCGGGTACGCTGGAGAAGTGGAAAGAGGTGTTCAATCTGTATGGGCGTGAAGGGTTGGAGCCCCATGCATTCGCCGCACTCACTGCGTTTGGTGCCCCACTACTTAAGTTCCTTGGGCAGAACGGCGCCATCATCAACGTCATCCACCCAACTTCTGGTACAGGCAAATCAACCATCCTGTATATGTGTAACAGCGTATACGGTAACCCGGAAAAACTATGCGGCATGTGGGAGGACACGCTCAATGCCAAGATAATGAAGCTTGGCTTGCTGAACAACCTGCCGTACTGCGTGGACGAAATGACCAACCTAACCCCGCAAGATTTCTCAACGCTTGCATACAGCATGTCGCAGGGGAGAGGTAAGGACAGACTTAAGTCTTCGGCAAACGAGCTTAGGGCAAACCTTACTTCGTGGGCGACCATCTCGCTGTGCAGCTCAAACGCTGCGTTCGCTGAGCGGATGACGTCATTCAAAAACAGCCCAGACGGTGAGCTTATGCGCCTTCTGGAGTACAAGATTGATTTCTGCAAAGCTATCCCGGTGGATGAAGCCAAGCGGTTATTCGACCACCAGCTTAAGGAAAACTACGGGCACGCTGGGGGCATCTACGCTTCTTGGCTTGTGTCCAACTTGGAAGAGGCAGTGCAGGCCGCTCGGGATGTACAACGCAAGCTGGACACCGAGTTGAAGCTGACGCAACGGGAGCGCTTCTGGTCCGCCGTGGTGGCCGCCAATATCGCTGGCGGGTTGATAGCTCAGAAAGCTCTTGGGCTCTTCGACTGGGACATGAAACGCATATACGCATGGGCTACCCAGATGCTTCTTGAGCTACGCACGGAAGTTGCCCCGCCGGTATCCAACGCCAGCTCAGTTGTAGGGGACTTCATTAACCGCCACATGCAGAACATTGTGGTAATCAACGAGGCTACAGATGGGCGTGGGGGGATGGCTAAGATGCAGGAGATGCCCATCTTGGAGCCCCGGGGCCCACTGCTTATCCGCTACGAGCCGGACACCAAGCGCATGTACATCAACGCTAAGGCACTTAAACACGATTGCGTTGAGTTGCAGATCAACTACAAGGACACACTTAAGCAGCTGGAGGCGCGTGGTATATACTTGGGGGCTGGCACAAAGCGCATGTCAAAAGGTATGAGTATTGTGTCCCCCGGTGTCCACGCGATTGTACTGGACTGCTCAAACCCCGACTTCATTTCACTGGGCTCGATTATGCCGATGATGTCCAATGATAGTGGAGAAGGTTAGCTACAGCGTTAACTGGCGGGAGTTCACGGTGGGGGCTTCGTTTTTTATCCCCTGCCTGCACCCGCCTTCTGCTTGGCAAGAGATGCTCCCCACCCTCAAACGCTTACGCTACAGAACTGTGCACAAGGCAGTCATTGAGGGTGGGGTGCGCGGCATTCGGGTGTGGCGGGTTTAGTCTTCCAAGTCATCGAAGAACCGGCGTATCTGCTCGGGGCGTAGGGACGAGTTAAGGGTTACGCCTGTTACGCTGTCCTGTACACTCTGCGCACGAGACCGGAAGGAGCGCTCAATAGTATCGTTCTGCACCAACCCCGGGTATCGCTGTCCCAACGTAACCAACCGACCCCGGACTTCTTCAAAGGTCTCAGTATCCCCAACGTTGAAGGCTGCCCATGCTGCGTCAAGGAGCTGAGCCTTGTGTTGTTCAACAAAAGCTTCAAACTGCAACGCCATAGTACGGGCTTGGTAGATAAGTGCGCGGTCCGCCGGAGCGAAGCCAATGGCCTGCATCACTGCATTGTAAGCGTTGATGTCGTCGTCTACGGGCTCGCCATCTTTGTTGACGTCCGCACCGTCACGGTAGAAGCGTGCGGCTTTGAACAGGTTTGCCCCTGCGGTGGGCAGTAAGTATTCCGGCACACGACCCCAGCGTCCTTCTTTGGCTTCGGTAATCGCCTTCTCTACGTTCACTGCAACACCCGCTGCTGGCCCGGCGAGCTGGATAATCATAGCCCGCACATAGCCAACGTCCTCAACTAACTGAGAGTCCGGCGTAGGCGCCAAGTTGTTGGTAATTGCTGTTCTGTCGGCTACCGAGAGATTGAGGAACGCATTGATAGGCCCCTTGTACGCCCAGTCGGCCAGCACGTCCTGCATCCACTCTTGGCTGTTAAAGTATTCGTAGTCATCGTCGTCATCGCCAAACAACCCCTGCATTACGGAGTTGAGAATCGACACAGTACTTGTAACGAATGGCATACCAGCCACTCCGGCGAGCGCACCGGATACGGCATAGGTGCCCAGCACTTGTCTACGTGCTACCCGCCTAGTTTCGGGGTCTGCGCCGATGAAGGCTTTGGCCGCGGTGATGCCGAGCACAGCAACTTGGTTTAAGGCAAAGCTCTTGAACGTACCGATCAAACGCCCGGGGGCTGTCTGGAACGCCCGAGGGCCGGTAGCCGCGGTGCCCGAAGTATTGATGTTCTTCACTACTTCTATTGCATACTCAATCGCCGCTGCCTCAGTCATCGGGGCCACGCCGCTACCGCCTTTACGCGCCATCTCATAGGCTGCTATACCAATAGCACCACGGTTCACTTTTTCTGCCGCGTTGAACGGGCGACTACCAAGGTCGAGTGCTTTCACCATAAGCCCGGCGGCACCAGAGCCCATCTCGGCAGACGACTTACCCCGCCCCTCAAGAATCTCTCGCGTCTGCGTGTGCTGCAGCTGTCCGCGGTCGAGCATGGCATCAACCAACTTGCGGTACTTGGCGGGGACGTTATCCCACGCCTTAGTATCCCCCGTCATATCTTTGAGGGAGAGCGGGGTAATTATTTTGGTGGCATCTACCATGGCCTTGCGGGCGGCGTTATATCCGTATTTGGCACCAAGCATGTTCCAACCCAACGGCAGCGCAGTCAGGTTGATAATCGCTGAGGACACGTTGCCGAGGATGTACGCCCCAAAGCTGATGCCAGTGGCGGTGGAGATCAGCGGGTTGAACGTAGGGTTGTGCAGGAAGTCTCTTGAGCCCGGGCTATTGAGTACACTATTCAGCGCCAGAGTATGTGTACCGCCTACATCCCGCTGGGCTTGAATTTCGTCAAGTGCCTCGTCGATTACCGGGCTGTACTGCGCATTCGCACGGTGGCGCACCCACTGCATCATTGTGGCGGCGTAGCCCCGCAGCAAGTCTTTAGACTGCCCCGCTACATTCTCAGAGCGCATCATGCGCTTGGCCAGCGACTGCGCCGGGAACATGCTGAGATACGCTTGGTACACAGTATCCAGCTGCTTCTGCGAAGCGCCGGTTTTGTTTAGGTCGTCCATCACTCTGTGTAGGAAGGAACCATCCGGCACTTTCTTCTGGTCGTAAGTAGCTTCCGTTACGCGGGAGTAGGTCTCATACTCACCATCTTTCAGCTTCAGCTGCTCTATAGCCTGTGCCCGCTCTCCTGCAGACTCAAACTGCTGCACCACCCTGCGGTTAGTACGGGCTTCGGTGTACTCCAGCACAAAATCCCCAAACCGCATGTCAGGGATATAGCCTTTGAGAGCATGCTGGGCCTCGAACGCCTGTTTCATCTCTGCGTAGGCAGTAGGGTTATCGCGGTACTGAGCCAGCAAGAACTCGCGGTTCGCCTGAAACTCTTTGTCATAGTCCCTGCGCATTTCGAGGTACATGTCGCGCACAGGTTTTGGCAGATTGTTTAGCACGTTACGCAGGCGCTCGTACGTCTGTTGCTGGTCTTTGGATGGCTCGAACTTGTTCTCAGGCACCAAGTCTATTCCGTTACGGCGCGCTTCGTCTGCCAGTGTAACCATGCGCCCCATATGGGCAGCGTATTTCTTGTCGTTGGCTATCTTGAGCCAGCCATTGTACTTGTCATTGAATACTTTGCTACGGCGTTCAATTTCTCCAAGGCGGCGTTCAAGGGAGTCGGACAGCTTTTTCAGCGCCCGAGCCAGCGGGGTGTATTTTGAACCTGCGTCTTTGTAGATGTCGTAAATATTCTGCAGCCGCATCAAGGAGAACGCGGCTTTCAGCGCAGTGGAGTAGACTGCCTCGAACTTGGGGTCCACCCCGTCTACTTTGCGCAACAGCTTGCGGAAGTCACTTTGCGCTTCACGGGTAACCGGGCGTACTTCTTTACCTATGCTAGTAAGCGCTTCGGCTGCCGACTTGGGCGTACCCATGAACAGTTTTTCAGTGACGGTGGGCTCCGCGGAGCGCGGTACGTTAAGCAGCTCCTCGATGTACTTGATGGCTTGGTCGTATACAGACTGCTGTTTACGGAAGCCGAAGAACTCAGCGATAGTCTGGACGATGCGGTCCCACAGACTGCCGCCTTTGGGGGCCTTCATTGCTTTGGTTGCCGCGGCAAATGACTCGTTGCCCATGATCTCTGCAGCGAACTCTTGCACGTCAGTGCCGCCGTAGGTACCACCAAGCTGGTTCTTCACGATCTGGAAGAACCCACCAAAGTCCTTGGCTACCTTGGAGTTCGGGTTGGCAATCTGGTTAGCAAGCGCAGCATGCGATAGCTCGTGCACCAGCGTGTGCTCATTCAACCCAAGCTCCGGGTCGAGCGTGATGGTGTCGGTGATGGGGTCGTACTCACCCGGCCTACCGAGCGCTGCCACAACAATTTTCGTCTTCAACCCGAGTGACTGGAACCTGCGCAGAATCTGCTGCGCCTCGGGGCGTTGGCCCATCTTGCCTACGAGCAAAGAGATCGTCTGCTTCAGGTCACCTGCTTGTACTGCGGCCAGCAGGTCACCCTCCAGTTTAAGGGAGTTGGTGGCGTTTTCGAGGTACATGGGCTGGCGCGTGCGAGCCCCACGTGGGTCTATGACTTGACGGATTTGTTCCGGCCCCGCTGGAGGTAGCTGAGTAACCTTACCTCCAGTCAGTTCAAACATACGCTTCTGGCTTTTCAGCTTTCGCTCTTCGTCAATCTTTTCTTCTGGGCGCGTAGAACGCGCAACGGCGGTGTCCGCTGTGAGGGCCCCAGTTTCCTCGGCTACCCGCTTGTCTACTTCCTTAAGCGCAGCGCGCGTTGCGGGGTCGAGCTTCTTGGCGGCAGTAGGGCTCGCAGCCTCTTGCTTGCGCAGTGCGGCATCCACTTTTTGGGTGGTTTCCTGCTCAGCCTTCTCCGCACGCGCAGCGACCTCCGCTTCGTCGATTTCATTACGGATAGCGCGTTTCTTGGCCGTCACCTGCGTACGGCTAAGTATGTTTTTGAAGTCTTTTGCATGCTTAGCTATCGCTTTAGCAGCCTCGGGCGACATGTTCGCTTTAACCCAGCGCACAGCCCTACGAGCAAAGGCTTTGTTCTTGGCTTTGTCTTCTGTAGTAACTGTTTCCGTCGTAGTGTATTTTGGCACACCCTCCGCTACCATAACGCGTAACGCTGAAGCAGGATCGTACGCACGAAAATATCTCGCGGCGGCTTGCGCATCGGAAGTCGGTAGCCCCTCACCAACTTCTTGCGCTGCAAGAGCCTCCGCAACGGCAACGTCCTCGGGGCTTATCGGTACGCGTCTAACTACAACCCTCTTGCCCGCCGCGGGCGCTTCAAACTCTACACCGAGGTTTTCTTCTGTTTCTGCTACTTCACCCTGCGCCGTTTCGGTCTCGGTGCTTGGGGCTTGCGCATCACCGGAGGTTTCTTCGGTGTTGGGGGGTTGTGTTTTTTGGGTGTCGGCAGTTTGTAGGTCATCTACTACCTCTTGGGATGGCTCAGGTTGTGTTGCCTTCGGGGCAAATCGGGCGACGAGGGTGTTCACCGCATCAGAGTTTCTGTCGGCGTAGTCACCCTTAAAAGCTTTCTTTGCTGTTTCCAGATCAGATGCAAAGCGAGTAGCTACTGCAGGGTCCGTCAGGTCTTGGTTGGCGTACTGCGCCAAAATACCACTATCGTTCCGCACCATGGCCAGAGAGGGGTTCAGCCCCACTTCTTTGGCAAGAGCAACACGCTCCTCTCTTGTAGTGGGGAACTTGGGCGCAGCAGGTGCTGCTTGCTGCGTGGTTGGGGCAGCCCGCCCAGCCTGCATCTTCTGGGCTTTTGCGATGTCTACGAGCTCTTGGTCTTGTGCGAGTTCTATAGGCGTCTTGCGCGCCTGAAGCCCCCCAACCAAATCCACTTTTGCGGGGGCTATGTCTTTGAGCGCCTGCTTACGCGCAGCTTCTGCTTCCCGATCCGCCTGCTTCTTCGCCCGATCCGCCGCTGCGTCTTCTCGTTCCTTTGCCGCAGCAGCTTCTTCTGCTTTAGCGGCGGTGGCTTCTTCACCTACGAGTATGTTAGTAAGTGCTTTTGGCAGGGGTTGTTGCCCCTTACCTGTGCCCAGCGTACCCTTTTGCCTACGCGCACGCACGGCCTCAACCGCACGCTCAAACACACTGCGTTCTTCAGGAGTCAAGTCCGCAATGCGTTTGGCTGGGTCGAGAGTTAGTGGTGCTTGGTCCGGGGCTACGGGAATACGAGGCGCCTCTATGGCAGCCGCTGCCATCACCAGCTGCTCATTCATCAGTGCCTTGATCTTGTTGAACGTAATGCGCTCTTCGTTGTCTTCCTTCGTCGGCAGCGTTTCAAGCGCTGTGGCCTCAGTGAGCCCTTGAGACTTCATATAGTCAAATACGTCTCGATCCCGGCCCTCCATCAAGTCCGGCAGTTCAGTAGCCGCAAACGTACCGGGGGGTGCAAAGCGCTCTTCACCACCACGCGTGCGGTAGGCTTCTCGCTGCTGTTCTTGCAGGCGTAGTTCTTCTTGCTGGGCTTCACCCGCACGGGTTTGCGGGGCCATAACGGGGGCTAGCTCGCCAAACAAGTCTGGCTGCATACCCGCAGGGATTTTGTCTGCCCCTTGGCGCTCTTGCTCCGCAGCAAACAGGTCTTGTGTCTCCTGCTCGGCTGCTTCGCGCAGTCTTGTTTCCGCACGACGCTGTACGCGCCCCGGCTCTCCTACCCGCGTAGCGCCACCCAACGTGCCCCCCGCGATACCGGCCAGATAGGCAGCTTCTCCATACTCCGCGAGGGCTTCAGGTGACAATACATCCAACCCAGCTTGGGCGCGCTCTATTACCTGCTGCGCAATCTCAGTGGGTATTTCGACTGCAGCGGCAGTAAGGGCACCCCTACCGGCGGCTCCTGCCCGGGCACCCATGGTTACAGGTGTTGCGGCTTCTCCACGCAGTTTAGCCAGCGCGGCTCCAGTAAGGTTTCGGGCTGCTGCACTATCAAGCTGGGCATCATCAGCAAGCTTCAGAATAGACTTGATGACCCCCTTACCAACCGTGGCAGCTGCACCCGCGGATTCTAAGGCAGTCTGACCGACTGCGGCAGTGAGTGCTCTACCAGTGCTAATGTCAACTGGTACGCCTTCCGCCTGCTGGGTTTCTGCTTGGCGCTCTATGTTGGAGCCAAAGAATAAAGGTACCCCGACCGTCGCAGCCCCTATGGCGGCACCGAGCCCCGGAACAGGGATAGCCACTTGCCCAGCCGTAGCGCCAGCACCTAGCGCACCCAAGATAGGCAACTGCCCGGCTACCGCGGATGGAATCTGACTAACCGCTTCGCCTGCAGCGGACAGAAGGCCGTCTTCTTCGTAGGCACGTTTGACACGCTCGAAGGAAGGCCCCTCGCCATATTCTTCACCGATCTTCTGTTGACGTTCGAGGCCAGCCAGTGCTGCTTCTTCCTCATCACCAAAGACTGCGGAGCCTGTAGTGCGCAGGGAAGACAGTATAGACTCGACGCTACGGCCAAACTCGCCGCCCATAGTGGGGGCTTCGGGGGTTTCTGGAGATGCGGAAACCTCGTAAAGCGAGGCAAACGGACCCCCCGGTGCGGGCGCTTGCGTTTCTATTTGTTGTATATATCTAGCTAGCGTAGTAGCTGCGGCAGTGTCGCCCGCAGCATGCGCGTTTCGGAACGCCCGAATTGCGTCATCTAACTCTGCCATGAGGAGCCCTATTTATTGAGGAGGTGGAGTTAGATACTGACTCATCGCGGCTCGCACGTCTTCGGGCACTTGGCTACCGCCCTGTTGCTGGGAAGGCCCTCTACCCCTTACGCGCTGCAACAAAGCGTTCATCTCCGCACTTATTTGTCTCATGCTCTCGGACGCTGCGGCTTTCGCTGCGGCATCAGAAAACGTGCTATCGAGGACGTTTTGCGCTGCCTCCATTCCATCCGCGAGAAGATTACGCTCCGTAGTAAGCCTGTTTGTCTCGTCAACGGACATGCGCCCTGTACGCTCGCTTTCTGCCAGCTCACGCTGTAACTGCGCGTCCATTTCAGCAAGACTCTGCCTAGATGCAATGTCTGCCTGCGCCAGCTTTTCATCCGACCTAATCCCCATCTGCTCCAACTGCAGGCGCAGCGCCCGGTCTTCAGCGCTTTCTTCCTGCCGGGCCTGCATCTCGTCGCGCTGGAACTGGAGGTCTTCGATATTCTTGACCGTCTGGGCCATCTCGCCTTTGATACGCTCGCGCCGGTCACGCAGCCCCATGCCACCACCCGTCATTGTTGCACCAAGGGTAGTACCGCCACTGGCGCCAGCGCCAAGCAGGAAGTCGATGAGTGCACCGAGCTTATCTTTTTCTTCGGCTTCAAGGCGCGTCAACTGATCTTCATACCGACTCATGCGCGGGTCTTTAGGCGCCGCTGCGGGTTCTGCACGCTGCACAGCCGGTAACGTTTCGGTCATGGCTGCTACGTTGGCTTCGTTTTCCGCGTCTGTGTAGGCGCGTTGGGGGGTGGGGCGAGTATTTACCTCACGTTGTGGTAGCACAGAAGCGATACCCTGCTGCGGTCCAAACGGCCCGGTGCCGCGAACCGTGACGGGGGCAGGTTCTTGCGGCGGCTGCGCCTCGGCTGCGGGCTGATCCGTGCTTCCAGTCCGCCGGTAACGCTCGGCCTCCGCGTTCTTCCGGGCAAAAAACTCAACTAGCCCTTTGAGCACGCTATTGCTGCGCAGCCCCGCCATTTGGGGGTCTATCTGCCCGTAATCTAGGTAGTCTTCCTCTCCCTCCGGCATCCCACCTTCCTGATACCCAACAATACCCCCTTGGGCCATACCAACCATGTTCGGTGCGGGTTGCGTGGGGAGACCACCGCTCAACGCTTGCTGTGCTTGCTGAGCGGCCATTTGCTGACCTTGCTGCTGGATACCGGGGCCCATTGCCTGTGCAACTTCCTGCCGCGTCATATCCATGACTTGCCCTTCCAGCTGGTCTTTCACCGTGCCTTGTGGCCCTTGCATTTGCATCTGCAGACTGCGCTGCGCAGCTTCCTTGTCTTTCTTCAGTTTTTGCAAGGCAAGCAAATCCAAGAGGTCTTGCCCCATAGCATAGCGTTGCTGGAGCCCCTGCGGGTTGCCAGCGAACATGTCTGCGCGGTCGTTTACGATGGAGTCTATGCCTGCCATGGGTAATCTCTCTTAGCCGCCTGTTTTTGAGCCGCCATTTTTCCACGTGTTAAACAAGTCAAGAATGCTTCCTGTAGTCCCCATCAACGACGTCAGCCCACTAGGCTGTTGATATGAATAGGACTGCGTAGCAAGTGGCAAGCCTTGGAGCAAAGACTGCATGTATTGCACTTGCTTATAGGGATAGTCCCGTTCCTGCTCAAACTGGTTGATGTCTGCAGCGATACCTTCGCTCTCGATACCGCGCTGGGTAGCGCCAGCGTTCATCTGCGCCTGCAAGCCTTGCAGTCCGTACTGCTGGTTCTGTCCTGCGGCAGCCATACGCCGAGCTTCTTCCGTGTTGAACTGCCCTTGCGCGTTAGTAAACGCATTCTGCATTCCGGTGCCATATATGTTGGCGAGGTTGCGCTCCAACGCATCGTACCCCTGAGACTCCATCACTGCCTGACGCCCACCACCGTATGAGCCTGCGCGAGTCATCCGACCAGCATTGTTGACTCTAGTGATCTCTGCCTGACGGCGTGCCTCTTCCATCTGCGGGTTAAGCGCACCTTGAATATACGGTGACATGTAACTACCCGCGACACCGGGGTCATTAAAGCTACCCGGGGTGTACGACATGGAGGCGGCAGTAGGCATAGTGAGATTCGCCAAGCCGGTAAACGCTTGACCCTGCAGGTTTGACGCCCCTGCAGTGAGAGGCCCTGCGTACGCCTGATATGGCATAGACGCAAGCGCTTGGCCTTTACCCAACATTTCCGTGACATAGGGACCCGCCCACGAGGAGAGAGAGGACTCTGTGCCGGTCTGATTGCCCGCTAACGGATCAACATAAGCCATTTGGGTTTACCTCACACGGGGAGTACTTTATTCGGGTTGATTTGACGCCCTTGCTGGGTATCCCCAGTCCGTGCTTTACGCACGCGGTCCATCATACTGTAGAGCACTTTGGCGCCAGCCTCAGAGTTACCGTTACCAAGATGGCTTACGACATCCGCGGGCATGATAAATTCACCGTCTGACAACCGAGCTTCTTGCTTGCCATCAATTCTAGCAGGAACCTTGTCCGCCATACCATCAGTGGAACCGCCGAGGTAATAGCCGCGCGACTCCGGCAATGTAGCGAGACCGCCTTTTGCGTAGCCGTACTTACCCAAATAGTCGGAACTAAAATCCGGAAAATAAGTTTGCAGGTAGTCAACAACCTCTTGCTCTGAGTATCCGAGCATGCTGCCCATATCAGCAGGCGAGTAGCCGTACTGCTCAGCGAGACTCAACAAGCGGCCTCCCTCTCCCGGGTTGATAACGGCCTCGTCTCCAGCAGGGTAGAGCGGTGCATAACCTCTAGGGATGCCGTAGTCGTCCGTGTCGGTGTTCAGCGCCTCTGTCGCATAATCCTGCACAATATTGCGTCCCGCCGCATTATACCGAGCGGTTACCTCCGCCAGTGGGAGATTGGTAGCGGCGGCCATCTGCGCAGGAGTTACTTTATATTGGTCCATAGCGGCGCGGATTTGAGCGTCGGTAGCGCCGGGGTTTCTCTGTAGCCAGCTGTTTATGTCCGAAGACTGTATGGGCGCGGGACTTTGGGGCCGCGGGAGGGTAGGGTTTGTTCTAGGCAACCCAGTCACAGGTCTTCCGGCACCCGAACCTGAACCTGAACCCGCCGAGCCAGCGTTGCCCAACAGGTCTCGAATAAAATCCTGCTGCGCCTGTTGGTCTGCGAGACGCGCGGCGTTTTCTGCCGCAAGCTGCTCTGCCGTTTTGCCCATGATCGGGGTGCCAGCATCTACGTTATACTGCACGTCGGTAAAGTAACGCTGCCCAGTTGAGCCGGGGCGCCGGGTAGGGTCATAAGAGGTAGCAGGCACTGCCTCGCGGGAAGCAACGTAGTTGGGGATGCCTCCTTGATAGCCCACAGGCTGCGAAGAAGAGTTGGCAAAACCAGATTTCGATAGCCCCGCTATCCCCGCAACGCCCGCCAACGTGGGGAGCACGTTACCCCAGTTTATACCGCCGTCTTTGGTAGCAAAATCTGTTATGGTCTTCCATATACTGGTAGGCGCAGTGGCAGTGGACGTATTGGTAGCGCCCGTTGCCCCGCCTTCCTGATACTTTGCAATACCAGCCATATCAACCTCTCAACAATTGACGCGCCAGTTCAACAACGTCTATTTGGCCACCTTGGGAATACCCATAGGGTACACTGCCCAAGCGTTTGATTCTAGCTAAGTTCTCTCTTTCTTCTTCCTCGGTGCTCTCTTTCATGGGGGCAAATATGCTCTCCCCACCAACGTCGTAGAGGTAGTCAATTTCGGCCAGCGGGCTCTCCTTCACGTCCACCTGCTGAAACTGCGGGACTAGCGCATCGTAAGCACCGCCGCCACCTCCGCCACCACCGCTTTCTGGCCCCGTCGGAACGTCAATAGGGTTGTCTGAATCAGGCTCAAAAATGTCGCCCGCCCCTTGCCCGGGAGGCACGTTCGTATCAATAACCTCACCGCTGCCCGGGGAGTCGGGCACTGCGCTATCCCAGCGCCGCTGTACCTCATCCAGTGGGGTGTTTGTAGCCCCCGCTATGTCCGTAGGGGTCACCCCAGCACTCTCTGCAGCGGTACGTATTTCCTCGTCGGTGGCGTCTTTGTTCCTGCCAAGCCAATCGAGGATTTTCTGGTACGTGCTCTCGCCGCCGTCTACGCCAACTGTAGTGCTTGGGTTCTGGTCCGTCGGTGGAGTTGTTGGTGCACCGCCGCCCGGCCTCGTTGGGTTCTTGGGTGATGGCATCCCAGCCCCTTTATCCTCGAATACACCTTCAAGAATGTCGATAACCTCATCTATGGGGTATCCGGCCTCTTTCGCTACTTGCTCGATCAAGACGTCACTTGTGGTAGTTTTACCCCCTACCTCTTGGTTCAGCACACGGCGAACGGCGGCGTCGATTACCGGATTCCCAGTAGTCACCCCGGTGTAAACCCCTCCCGCGGGGGACCCCGTATATATCGCAGGATCGCTGCCCGGCGTACTGGGCATCGTGCCACCGCCCCACTCAATGTTGCCAGTCACCCCTCCCGGCCCAAAGACTGCCCCGAACACGCGGCTAGGGTCGTTCCATATGTCTCCTAGAGTGTCCGTAACGTCGCGGGTATACTGCCCGGCTACCTGTTGTGGGTTACGCAGGTAGTCCGAGGTCATCCCAAATACAAGCTTGTTTGACATGTCTTCTGGGGTTAGCCCAGCGTCGATTGCCGTGTTGATGTCTCCGGGGTACACCCCAGACAGCACGTTTCTACCAGCTGGCGTATCCAGTAGGTTGGATATTGCGTCGCGGGAGTAAATCTCCCTCGGGTCTATGCCGAGCTGGTCCATCTCCTCCAGAGCCGCTCTGCGTCGCGCCTGCTCTATTTCGTCTTGCGCCGCTTCCTGTGCCCACTTGTTGGAGAAATAGGAATTCATGCCGGTAATTATGGACAAAGGGCCAAATATCGGGTTTACGGTTCCCGCAGCTCCGGCAGTGGTGTCCAAAGCCGCTGGAACCGTAGAGGCTGCGGTAGCTGCTCGGTACGCGGCGATTTGTTCTGGGGTGTACCCAAAAATGTTTGCTATTACTTCTTCACCCGCCATTACTGATCCTCCCTTGTATTCATGCTGCCGAGGCACTCAGCGGTAGCCGTGACTGATCGGGCAACCAGCGTCATCGTT